CGCCTAACGCATTGTTAAGGCGCGGCGGCACGTAGCCAAAAAGCACCGCGACGCTAAAGCCGTCGCTTTGAACTTACTGTTAGGCTTGGAAAATTATGGAAATACAAAGATTAAGAAACCTTACCACAGACAGGTTGCACACAGAGATTGGGCATGTGTACCAAGACCTTGAAACTATAACTGGCGAGCGCGGGTTAATGACGCATATGCTGCCAAGGGCTTTGAAGGCTGTTCAGCCTTGGTTGCGAGAGCATATAGCCGATCCGCGCTTTTGGGATGGTGAATACGACCCCGCGCATATGGGTGAATTTCATCTCCCGGAGCCGACGGCGGAAGATCGTGCGGCGATGTTTGAACGCTACAAAGAGCAGCCAAACCCGCTTGATGACAAACAAGTAATGATTATTAATTGCGATGCCTAACACCAATTAGCCATCCCAAACAACAACAGATGCTATTAAGATCAGATTAATATGACCCCATCAACCTACTTTGCATTAATGGCAGAATTCGGAAAAGCACATATTCCCATTACTGAAGTCGCTGAGAAATATTTTGGCCTTAATGACAAAGAGGCCAAACTAAAGGCGGCCAGAGCGAAATTTCCTTTTCCGGTATTCAAATGTTCTACACAAGATGGGCAAAATAAATGCCCCTGGTTAGTCGATATTGCAGACAAGGATCAAAATCATTCTGGGATGTCAAGTTCTTTCTTTTACGTTCGAGAAAAATATGCAATAATATGTAGTCCGATTTTTAATAAAAAAATTACAAATAAAATCATTAACTTGGTAAATAAATGGGCGAACTAGTTGATACATCTGAAGATTTAGCCCAGCTTGCAAGGCTGGCTATCAACGAGCAAACAGAAGATGTACGCTTGTTTGTAGCTCGTTTGGTTCGTAAGTATCGTGGCATCAAACCTGACCTTGCAGAACAAATGGATCAGTATTTACGGAGCAAACCTACAAGAAGTGGCGGAGTTATGCGTAAATCCAGCCGAAAGGAAGAGCCTTCGAATCCTGTGCCAGTCGATAACGAGTCGCGGATTTTAATATTCCCTTACAACGCTCAATCGATTGGCACTAATTTTGAACGCATGTGTAAGCTGTTAGGTATTGTCGATTTGCATTTTCATGACCTGAGACATGCCGCCACTAGTCGACTATTTAGACTGGGGTACAGCATTGAACAAGTACAACAATTTACTTTGCATGATGATTGGAAAACGCTGGCACGCTATACGCATTTGAAACCGGAAGATATTGATTAAAACAGTCGCGAACGATGCGCTTCACTCTGTTCAGCACATCCTATGAACTATGAACTACAAAGACTCCGCCAACTCAAAAACAGCGCCGATCTGACTTTGCAACCCCAGCGCATTAGCTACCGATATGATCTTAGGATCATCCGATACAAAATACGGCGATTTTTCAAAAAATACCTGCATCAGTTGATTTTGCGCAGTTTCTGTTTGCACTTGATTAAATAAGTTTAACTGGATCAGCGCCATGTGAAACTGTGCCGCGCTAACTCGAATAGGTAAAGTCGGCATGGCATCAGCCTGCATGGGCGAATTGCCAGCCTCCAGCCATTTTAAGTATTCAACAGCAAAGGGATGGCCGCTGGTGACATCAAAACTTGACCCGTCCTGCGTATTAATGACGATATTTTGAGCATGACTTAACTGATACATATTAAAGCTCCGCGTTTAAATCGAGTGTTGCCGAGGTGTTTTGCGATTGACAGCTTGCGGCATTGCCAGCGACTAATCCGGATGCAACAGATACATCAAAGCGCACGACATTAGATTTTGTTAAACCGAGTGTAATAGCTGTCGCCGCTCCAGCCGTTCCACCTGTCGAATTGATACAAATAAAATTTGCTGCGCCTGACAAAACCAAAGCCGGAGCAATGCGCATCTCTACACCCAAAAACCTTTGCAACTGCATACTAGTAGCAGATATTGCGACACCATTACCGATCGAATGATTGCCCGTTTTATCAACCAGCCGCACAAAATAACGCTGACAGAATGATAGCTCTAAACCGTAAGATCGTCTTTCAAATGGCGTAGCGACTGGGCTTTCTTCGAGCTGTACGTCAGTTACTTCGAAATAATCGGCAGCCAATGCAGAGCTAACAGGTGTATAACTAAATTGAACAGCAAGTTGCGTAGCATTAGAGGGGATAGCTGCTGTTAATGAAAATTGTGTGTTTGTTGTCGTCAGCGTAGCTGCAAGCGTTCCGGCTACGGCTTGCCCAGTAAAACCGCTGCCTAAATTTCCATCTGTACCAGTTCCATAAATTATTTGTGCTGTTAGTACGCTAGATGCCGCTGAAAAGTTAGCACCCTTGAGCGCTTTAAATTGTAATGAAACTGTTTTACCAGCAAGTTTTTTAACATCAATAGTCTCTAATGATTGATTGAGCTGCATTACAGCAGTTGAGGCATTAGTATTGTTGCGCTGTACTCTTATACTACTGCTGTTAGTTTGTACATTTTGTTGCGTTGTTGTAATACCAGCGGTCCATGCACCTCTAAATGATGCCCAACGGTCTGCCGAATACATGTTTGCAATACCAGTTGGATCGGTGAAACTCGTGCCCCTCTGCCAAACTTGAAAATCACCATTTAGCAATTTGTTGCGATAGCCTTTCGCCGCACCATCCGCTAAATATGCCGTACCAGCGGCATTTAGAATCAAGGATTCGCCAGCATCCGCCGCAGTCACAACCGGAAAAATAGTCCCACCACCTGCACCAGCCGCCGCTTGCGCTTGGGCTGCATACGACTGTGCCCTGCTTGCCCATGTCGAAACGCTTTGCAATGCTTTAATAAACCAATTTCGATGCCCTCCGGCACGTATGCCCGTTGTCGGATTAGTATCATCCGTTATAATTGAGCCATCCTCTAATGTGACTTGATCCACCATTTATACAATCTCCAATAAATTAATTTTTGCGCCATGATATGCAAAATTAGGTTGCTGCAAAGGCGATAAGTCGGCTAACCGTCCGATAAAGCTCGTTTGAATCGAATATTGATTCTTATCGGTTGAATCTGCATACAGCACTTCTTTGTGAATGCCTTGCGTTTTTTGCATCATGTACATTTTATTCAGGGCTTCTGACTCATTCAGATACGCTAAATTTAATGCTTTTGTCCTGCGCTGACTTTTGACTCTAAAATATTCAGTACCCAAACAATCTGCCACATCCGTATCCACCTTATAACCGCGCTCCCAGCCATCATATGACGCATTGATTGTCGGGACAAAATACGGCGCAGCGAACAAGCGGCCTATCTTTAAATATCCATCGGCATTGCCTGAATCGGTAATGACAATTTTTAAAGACTTCGTTGCATAATTATTCGGCAAAAAATAATAATACAAAGACGTAAACAAGGCTCGTTGCGCGTCAGTCGGCGTACCCATCCAGAAATTGTCATCTTCCCATTCCAGGTCGACAGAATTAAAAACCGACTCCCAAACTTGCAAATCCCCCGTGTCATTTAATAACACTGTTTGACCGGCATCGTAATAGCTATAAATTCTGATCGTCGCATTAATCGATAGGTTGTGATTAGCCAGTGCAACGGCACCCAGAGGGCGATAATTCGCAAACGCACAATTGATCGTCAGCGTTAATGCCGTGGTTTTGGCAATATTCGAAAACACCCGGTCTTGTACATTGACCAGCGGCAACGTGCTAATAAAGCTTTGCGGACTGGTCAATGTGGCTTCGTCAATGTAATTCGGCCATGCTAAAACGATATTACTCATCCGATCACATCCAGCGTAATGCTATTGTTTTTAATGTCTAGCTCATAATTGATCAGCGTCATTAAGCGCCCTGCAGAATATCCTAGATAGTCGCTAATAACTGTGATGCCCATGCCAATCGATAACGATGGCAATGTCGAGACATGCGCGATGATCGACACCCAGTCGACGCGATTTGACACTACATTCAGCAAGCTGGTCGCAACTGCGGCGGCATCAGTGATCGAGTTTAAACACGAGTCGATTTTTAGCGTTTCTGCCAGTGGATTGCGGGTTAAGCAGGCGCTGCTATTCGCTTCCGTTTTGCGGTATTCATTAAGCATACGCGCAACTCGGACCGTCGATACCGCAGTGTTATCTAAATCATTTTGTACGGTATAAATCTTGTCTGCCTGTATCTTGACCGAGGCAATGGGCAAGCCGTTAGAGCCTAAGCCAGTCGCCTTGCGCTCAATTTTTTCGATCTGCCACGGATTAAGCGAAAACGTCGACGAGACAGCCAACGCAAACTTGGCGGCATAAACGGTTGTGCTACTAAAATAATAATAAGCACCTAAGCCTTTGATGATTTCATCTAAAATGTCAGTGGTTTTTCGTGTTTGATCGACAACGATACCGATTGAACCAATACCGTTTAGTGTGGTTTTTGACGTTGTATCAAGCGTATAGCTGCGCTCTACCAGGATTGCGCTAAATACATCACCGGCTAAATTAGACGTGTCATGACTATCAACGGTAATGGTGCCAACAGGACTTGAGCCTAAGCGCAAATAACCCTGATAGCAACGATACTGCCCTGCGCTGGGGGCTGTGCTTTGCATGGTGGCTAAGTCTGGATAATCCGCGCCTTTCGTTAATGTGACGCCTCGATCATACGCAGCATCGATCACCGTACTGGTTCTGATCGACGCCAAATAGATCAGCAAGGACGTATTAACGAGCACCGGCGTTTGATTCAATACATTGCCGTAACACCTTGGCTTAACGTTGCCTTTTATATCCGTTGCCACACCTTCGACGCCATTGGGTAAGCTGTTATTCCCGGCAAAAGTGGTTTGCGGGTGATCAGTCGCCAGCGCATCTTTTAATGTGCGTAACGACACAAAGATGTTGCCTGAGCTTTCGCGCATGACCGAGCACGTGCCGCTGAAATACGACACCACAGACGAGCCATTAAAATACTCAAGATAAGCATTACGCCCGTTGACTGCATAATCGGCCAGGTAATCAAGACCGCCATCCATGTTATTTAACTCTACTTCGCCAATGCTAGACGAACTAAATACGCGCAAATTGCCGCCATCATTAGGGGATACGGTCATCAATGCAGGATTTTTCAGGCGCTTGACGTAAAGATTATTACTGCCGTCGACATATTCGCCATCCGAAAAGCGTAATGTTTTAGCTGCGTTTGCACCATCCAGAGCATCAAAGCGAAATAGCCAACACGGATTAGCCATCACGCCACCTCAGCTATGCGTTGCTTACGTTGCAAACTGTCTAATGCATCCGCTTGTTTTTCATTCTGCTGCACCGTCGCGTTAAATCCGGCCTGCGTCATATCAATCAGCGCAATCAAAAGACGATTTTGCTCTTCCAGCTTGCTATTTTGCTCTTTAAGCTGCTCGATGGTTTCTTTATTGTCGCCGCCGCTGTTCAATAATGCACGAGTTTGCGGTGCCGTGTAGACTTGGCCAGGCTGGTTAAAGTTGATCAGTTCTGGACCTTCTTCGCCGACCAATGCCAAACCGCCGGGATAGTAGCCGCCTTTGGCAAAACCTTGCATGACAAGCCAGTTAATCGTCTCACCATAACTGCCACCCATCGCTTCAACAGCTCGCGCCATGTCGTCCTTTGTAGCCCCATACATCCGTGCATAAGTAGCTGCACCCAACCAATCGCCACTAGTTACTTTTTGATTGAATATCCCCCAATTCACATAATTAGCAGGAGTCTGTTGATCAGAAGTATAAGCGGTTCCGTAGGGTGTCGTCGTACTTTGGGTCGGTTTTACCGCATTATTGATTTGATCTTTGTTTACGCCATACGCAGCCCCTAAGTTATAGATAGCGTTAGCAAAATCCTGACCTATTTTATTAGTCGATGCTTGCAACGCGAGAATATCCGCACTTAATTTGTCGGTTTGCTGGGCAGTGACATTTTTTAAAATATCTTGCAATGAGCGCAGTTGATTCACGGTATCAGCCGTATTCGCGGCGGTTTTTTCGGCGGAATCGCTAGCCGTTAGGTTTTTACCCAGACCGGCTAACTCTGCCAAACCTTGCTGGATAAACTCTTGCGTGGGCATCGTGGACGCATAATAGCCCTTATACGCTTCGGCCGCTTTCGAGAAATTATCGGTAACTTTACCCAGCGCATCGGAGTCACCCGATTTGGCCGCCGCGAGCATCGTAGCATATTGAGACCTTGCTTCCGCCAAGCGACTTTCAGGGCTCAACGTAGATTCCGTCACTTTGAAATTCAATAGAAAATCATTGATCGATTTGACTGCATCTTTGATCTTATTGACCTTATCTAACTCAGCGTTATAACGATCCATGGTCAATTGATAGAGCGTATCTGCTGCAGAAAGTTGATCTTGTGCGCTACTCGATTGCAATTGCCAATAAGCTCTGGCTTGCTGTGCAGCAAGTTTAGCGTCTTTGCCATACAGAATTTCAGTGATTGAATCACCCGCAGTATCATATTTACTGATAATCCCCGTCTGAATTTGCTTGAAGTTATCACGCAACTGATTAACGGCTTTATCATACGCATTCATGCCGGTACTGAGTGCCATATCGATCAATTCAGCCGAAGCTTGTAACGACCCACCCTTAGCAGCAAAGTTCGTGATAAGATCGATGAATTGCACCGATATATCCGTCAATTGGCTTTCCAAGTCAGTCATAGTCAATTTCGAATAACTCAAGCGCGAATTTTTCAGGATATCTGCCGCTTCTTTATCTAATGCTGCTTTACGCGCTGCCGCGATCTTATGAATGCCCGAAATCGCATCGTCCGTGGTGATGTCATACGCTTTGGCAATCGACGGCGCAACTTTGATCATATCGTTTGACCATTGCTCGATACCGTTTAGATTTTTTTGATAATCAGTCTTACCGATATCCAAGAACTCTTTCGCGACATCTTTAAACACGTTTTGCAATTGCGATTTTTCGAGCGCATCAATACCCGCAAGGGTGCTATCGAAAAATTTTGCCAATGCGGGCGAGGCATCGGCCAGAGCTTTTGCGGATTCGCGCAACGCTTTATTCGAATCAGTGACATCGAGCACTTGATTTTGAATGTCGGAATTGCCGATACGGTTGTATTGATTGATCGGGTTTTGAAATGTTTGTTGTGCCAATTCTTGCAGTTTGGCTGATCGTAATGTTTCGATAGCCGGAAGTGTTCCGCCCGCTTCACGCGCCTTCGCAATCATGTCATCGATACCGCTATTGATGTCAACGATGCTTTTTTGCATATCGCTCAAGCCAAAGGTTTTAAGCTGTTTAGCGATGTCTGTGTTTAATCCAAGTAATGTTTTCGCATTTTCTTCGGCTTTTTTAGCTGCATCATCGACTGTTTGATTATTAGCTGCTTGGCTATTAGTCGACATATTTTGCGCAGCATCGATCGGGTTCAAATTATCGACTAACCATGTCTGTACATCTGCCCAGGAATACTCGCCATTGCCTATTTTTACCTTATCGCCCAAATTTAAAGTGCCGTTTATTTCTCCATCTGTTATAAATTTTAAACCGGCTTTAGCATCTTCAACACGCAAACCCTCCAGACCAGCTGCTTTTGCATTATTGGAAAAACGCGTATTTGCAGCTGTAATCGACATGGTTTTAACATCGTTGCCTGAATAAACTAATTTAATAGAATCCTTGAACACTTGTGCTGCTTTATCCGCACTGCCAAAGGCATCAGCCATGCTAATTATGGTCATCGTAAAATCATTGCCCCCCACATATACTTGACTTAATTCATCCTTAAGTCCGGACAGGCTATCGTCTAAATCAACAAAATCCGGTGCCAACATAACCAGTCCATCATGCATGCGGCGACCTGCTTCGGTACTGGTATCGATGCTATTGATTAGGTTGCGATAACCCTCGATGCTGGTGGGGATGGCCTGGTTGGATACTTTAGAGAATTCATGCTGGAACGCATTGACAGATGTTCTAAAAGGCCTTGGATCGAGAGCTTTTTGGCCTTTTTCGATCGCTGAGTAATAAGCATCAGCATTGTCCGATTGCTCAAGCAGCAAATTCGCATTTTCAGCGCTCGCATTGCTACTTTTTTGCAATTCAGCTACATAATCGGCCTGTGATTTTGTCGCCGCTTTTACCGCAGCCTTCGCTTCATCTTGCGCTATTTTGTACAGCCTAGCGTCTTCGCCGCCGTAGCGTTCCGCATTGTTTTTGCGGATTTCCAGATTTTTTTCAAATGGCGCAAACGCGGCCTTAGTCAGTTCATCAAGTCGGGTTTTTGCCGCTGCCAAAATATCAGAATCCGTACCCGCTTTAGCTAATGCGTTACGCGTAGCATCACGATAACCGAGCCTGTCTGTCGGTAGCTCGATACCTTTGCGTGCAAGATTCTGTGTTAAAAAATGGGCATTATCGAGTGCCTGTTCAGTGTCGCTGTAAAACTTATTATAAAAATTATTCAGATTGGTCGTCAGTTTATCCGTGCCATCTGCGGCCAACACTAGCGCTTCGGATACCGCTATCAAGCCTACCGCGGTTGTCGGCAATGTCACATGCAAATTATCAAACACTGATTTAACGATACCGACATCCGCCGCAACCCGACCGACCGTTTCGCCAAGTCCTTCGCCGATTTTTTGGTATTGCGCCAACTCAGGGAATACTTGACCGGCCATTTGATCGATAGATGTGGATATATACGCATTAAACGTTTTTATCGCTTCTTCGCCGGTCATGTCTTTGATGTCAATGTCCAGGTCAGGAATGCGAATCGCATTGACGACATCTTTAACATCCATGCCGAAAATCTTACCGGCCTCGATTAACATATCTCCTGAATTCTTATAGATGGCAGTCACATCACGATTAGTCTGGTCGCTAACTGCATTTTGAGAGGTAGACGTCTTTACCATGTGTCCAAATAATAAATCTTTGGTGCGCTTGGTCTCTATAAATTGCGATAAATCAAATTGCCAGCCATCACTTATGGCACCCAAGGTATTCCCTTTTCCTGTCAAGCGATTTTGCGATATCTCATTGCGGGTGTTAACGAACATTGATGACGTGTTGGCCGGTAAAGTCGGCGTTGCTAAATCGCCCCTCTGAAAAATGCCAGTCACCGCAGCCAGAATACTGTCATTGAGTTTTTTGATGCTCTCATTAATATTAAGCAAAGCTAAGTACTCGGATGCATGGATATCCTCCATGATTTTGCCGAGATTTTCCGCCGTGTTGCTGGATTTTGTTTTATCTCCCAGCACAGTGCCTTGGGTTTTAGTGTCGATGCTGGGCATACTAGGTGACGATGTCGTACCGCCTAACGCGCCAATGACGCCAATCATCGCGGCAATGCCCGCAAAAGCGGCCCATCCCGATTGTGCAAAAAACTTCGCCGCACCTGCCACTACGCCCGAGGTAGTCGCAGCAATATTTGAGGCTATGCTTTGTGCTTTCATGGCCATTTCAGCCGCAGCAATACCCATTTCAATGCCGTGCAGCGCTTTGGCTGCGCTGGATTTTTTGTCGAACATTTGCGCAGTGGCACCAATGATTTGCCTTGCACCTGATAATTCGGTTTGATTTTTTTCTTCAGCTAATTTTTTACTCGCTTTATCAAAATCATATAAAAGCTTTTTTTCTTTGATTGCTTTGCCGAATTCATCGTCTTTCGATGTTCTAATGTCAGCTAATGCGCCTGCTTTTGCCGCATTTAAGTCCAACTGCGATTGGGTATTAGCATCAATCGCGGCAGACATATTATTAAATGCGCTGACTAATGTGTTAATGCCACCTAATGCACTATCAAATACCGCATTATTCGTCGCGCCAAGCTGTCCGGTGCTGGTATTAATTTTATTGATTAGGCTGTTATAGTCTTCCAAAGCCTTATTCGTTGATGAATCGACTTTAGGCATAATCGCTTTATCAAACGTATCCGTTGCGCTATTTAACTGCTCTGCATAACCGGCTTGAGAGATTTTTCCCGCAGCGAATAGATCAGAGGCTTTTTGATACGCTTCGTTAAGCTTTTCTTGGGCGGTGACGGCTTGAAATAAGTTTTCATTAGTTTTTTGGATAGCCTTATCATAAGCTTCCTGTGCTTCAATTAATTTCTGATTAGCACCTGCCTGACTAATATCGCCTTTTTTCAATTGCGCTTCTATATCCATTTGCGCTTTAAGCAGCTTTTCTGACGCAGTTACCGCTTCAAAAGTCGCTTGTTTTGTTTTGGTTGCGCCTTCATGTTGCGATTTAAACCAATCCGTCCCCGACATTTTTGATAATGCTTGCTGGGTATCGGCAACATCCAGTGCATAGTCACGGACAGTTTTTTTCAAATTAACTAGATTAAAATGTGCTTTTTCCAGATTGCCAAAGCCACCGTTATACGCAGCGGCAAACAGTTCAGCAGTCGGGGTAATATTCACTTTTGAAAACTGCTGCTGCAACCAACTGACATACCAGGCCGAGGCTTTGGCGTTCGTTTCCGGATCGGTCAGAATTTTATTGACCGAGACATTGATGGCATTGCCAATTTGCGGAGCGGTCTTTTCATTGATCTGCATCAATCCCCAATCCCCCGTACTGGAGCGCCCCATATTCTTACCACTGCCGCTTTCACGTTGCGCGATGGCCAACATTAAATTTTGATCGACTTTATAGGCTTCAGCAGCTTGGGTGATGATGGTTTTATATTTTCCTTCTAGGATTTGGTTGAGTTTTTCTTCCAACTTTATCTTTTGATTAAGATTATCCTCTTCTTGTTTTTGCACCTTGGTCACTGAGCCAACGCCCTGCAACTGTTCGGCCAATTGCAGATTGGTAACGGCACGCAATCGCTGTAAATGATTGATAGCAATCTCATCGTGAGCAGTGTCGTAGCCGTATAAATCATCGATTAAACTACCAACGGCACCGTTGTTATTGTGTGCAGTAATTTTTGCCTGGTGTTTCGCAATAGCGGCATCAATTTGCGCAATCTTGTCTTTAAGATTGGTGGAGCCGTTAAACCAAACATCTAAATTATGTAATGCATCCGCCGCATCCCGCGCCCATTGGGCCAATTGATTTTCACGGGTTTCACTGAGGACATGATCCATAAAATCCGTAATTCTGTTTTTAAGCTGCGCAATAGAGCCATCAATCGTATTGGCTTGGCGCTCGATGACGCCTGCAAAATTAGAATTGCCAAGATTAACTAAATATTGTTGTACGGCATCTGCGCTGTTTTTAATAGTCGTTTCAACACCCTTGAATGAAAACGTTATCGTTTCGCCGGTTTGAGACGCTTTTATCCCGAATTCTTTCAGCCTTTCCATTTCGCCTGTGGCGGCATCGGCAACGGCTTCGATAAAGTCGGCGGTGCTTTTGCCAGGATTGGCTGCCGCAATATTGGCATACGCGGTGATGGTGGTCTCGGATGCATTTAACGCAAGATTCTTGAGCCGCGTGTAAGACTCAGCCAACTCTTTTAAACCTACAACACCTGCGATTTTAAAATTCTTGAGCTTTTCAAATTCTGCCGTTGCCGCTTCAGCAGACCCCGCTGCCGTAATCATAGATGTGCGCAGCGATTGCATCTCACGGTTGACGCTAAAAATACCGCTTACAATATTAGCAACTCCTAGCGCACCTAGCGCTTTGCTAGCAATACTAATGGCGGCTGCCATACTGGATGCTGACTGGCTTGCATGAGCTGCTTCATTTGATAAGCCCCTGATTGCCCGTGCCTGCTCATTCAATATCGTTGCAGTTCCGTCTGCATTGGCGCGAATCCGTAACGTTAATTGCATCTCAGCCATCGTTACACATCCTTAACCGTTATCACACATTCACCGAATACGACGCCATTGGTATTAGTGCTATCGAAGGCAATAACAGCTCCCGGATAACGGCCTGCGACAAGTCCTGCTAACCCCAATTTAACCGCAACTGAATTGGCATTGATTGCAAATAGAGCGGGCAGGACATTGCTGTCAATGAGCAACGTCCCCACTTTTATTTGTATGCGCGTCAAGCTCGCATGGGCAATGCTCGCGTTATCACTTAATAGCGTTAATACGACTGGATTGTCACGCCCTTTATACACTGTAATCGTTGGTTGACTCATGCTACACGTACCGAAAGCCTTGGCGTTATGTTTCTAATTTTGTAGCGTCCTGCCGGGATGATGTAATCGCCTAATATTGATAATTGCGCCTGCGCTATCGCCTGCAAAAACGCATGACCGTCCAAGGTCAGAGACAGACTCACTGTTCCGGCGGCCAACGCAGAAGCAAGCGCTGAACCGGACAATCCTCCGAAAGCAACTGTGACGTTCCCAGTCCCTGCTACGACAGAGGCAGCCGCACCGCTTAGCGACAGAGCGTTGGTCAGTCCTCCGGAGGACACGGCAACGGCTTGAGCTTGGCCGGTAAGGCCAATGACGCTTCCCAGGCTTCCGGCTGCGGACGCTTGTGCGGAAGCTGCACCACTCAACCCACTGCCTCCCGTGTCCAGGTTAGCTGATGCCAATGCTGAAGCGATGGCAGCCCCTGATAAATTGAAGCTAAGGTTCAGCGAACCGCTGGCTGAAGCGACGGCCTGGGCTACGCCAGTGAGCGTTTGACTTTGAGTCATGCTTCCTGACGCTGTAGCTTGCCCCTGTGCTGATCCTGCTAGTGGGACTTCGCCAAGAAACGCAGCGGAGGCAGAGGCTGAAGATTGCGCGGAACCAGACAAGCTTGTAGTGATTGTTACAGCACCGTTTGCTATACTGACAGCAGCCGCTACGCCGGACAACGTTATGGATTGATTGACGACGCCTGTTGCGGAAACATAAGCGACTGCAGCACCCGCTAGGTCGGTTTGACTACCTCCAACCGGAGCAGGCACATAACCGTAACCACCGATTCCATAGCCGCCGATGCCGTACATCGTTTACCAAACCACCGCGTTAATTGCGTCAATAGTTGCGGCCTGCTCAACCGCTAATTTACGCGCATAGAATCGTGCCTTTTGCGTTTGCAGATGTACCATACCTGCTTGGTAAACTTGCGCCATTTGTGCGACTGTATGAAATTTTTGCGACTTGTAGCCTGCACTATCTGTACAGGTAAAATACATGTCGATACCGGCTATCTTTGCTCCGAGTAGATTAGTTTGATCCTGTGGCAACGATGAGTCGTAAGTGTGATTTTCACCCAATGCGTTAGACACAAAGCCCGATTGAATAGCATTAGTACAGTCTGCTTTTAAATCAGTGATTCTTTGTTGTTTTGCTGCCGCAATTACAGCCTCCAACAACTCATCATTGGTGGGTTGTGGCCTAGCATCACCCCAAAATTCTATAACATCACCATCTCCGTAGTTTGCAATCTTGACTGTTGAAAATAGATCAAGGTCGGGATAAATAGCTAATAATGATCGTGCTAAACTAATCATAAATCACCAATGCGTTGCGCCATAAAAAACGTTCTTTCGGCACCTGAGAATGTTGATCTTGTAACAGTATCATTCTGATAAACAAACGCTTCAATATAGTCAGATGTTCCGTTGCATTGCACTACGCATGATCCAGATACGCCGATAACACCTGTTGCCGTACTCATCCAACCTCTAGCTAAGTGCGCATAATCTACGTTATTTTTGCGTATAACTGCGATAGCGCTCTTTCCATCAGCCAATGAATCCATCTGAACGCCAAAAATAATTAAGTAATGCCCAGACAATGTTGGTAAAAACTTTTTATTAGTTGTATCCCACCAATTATTATGATTTACGACTACAGTCGTTAAGGCTGCGGCAACTTTAGTAAATGCTGAGGCTGTAAAATTGTTTTGTACAGTTGTGCCATCATTGCGAATGATAACGACAGGTGGAGTATTAGCCATTTCAGCTAATTTTGCAGGCCATTCAACGAATAACTCAACATTTGCACCAGCGCTAAAAACGACTGCTGCATCTGAATTGCTCGATTCGTAAATAACAGAACGCACAAGCGTATTCGGTGATCCTGTTGTAAACGTAGCAATACCGGATTCCCAATCTGTACCATTTGTAGCGTGGTAGGGCAATTGATCAGTATTGGCGTAAGCAGATGCGAACGTCCGGTATCCAGTCGCCGCACTTCCGGGCAAGTTAAACGCAGTTGACGCATTCGGCTTGTTGCTTGCCGTCTCCTTGACGCGGGTTTTGTGTTTGATCATATTAATAAATCCCCAACCGGATAATCATGCTGGCTTCCTTTATGCGTATAACGCATGGTCTTAACTCCAATATTTTTTAAAACCCGTTTCACGTTATCGAAATCGGCTTTTAAAAAGTCGTCGCAAGTTAACAGGGTCACTTGCGCGACCCCAGTGTTGTCTATCGTTACGTTCGCCACGCCCCGGTACTGTTCGTGCATCTCGTGCAGTGGTCTGTCCACGTCGACCCCTTCATCATAGAACCGAAGCTGAAGTACGAGAGGGTGGACGTGAATAGACATTCTTAAGCTTCAAGCTTCGCAAACAGCGACTCAGCAACCGCTAACAAGGCTTTTTCAACTTCGAGCACTTCAAGCGTTGGTACATTTTCGCCGTATTCGCGGGTTAATTTCAGCAATACATTGTAGTTAATGGATTGTTCGTTATATTCGCGGCCTTGGCCCCTAGAACAGACTGTAGGCCACGGTTCTTTAGTCATCGATTTGAAACGTTAACGCACCAGCGGCAAAGCTTGCTGTACTGCCGTTGGTAATGGTTCGATTGGCCGTCAGCGCGGCGCAAGTGATCATATTGCCTCCGGAAGATGCGTCGACAATACCCCAATGCGTTGCTGTTCCCCAATCTGCCGTTGCCGCCGGAAACGTAACTGCAGCCGCATTACTGACAGTACCGTTAGTACCGGACGATGCGCCCGCAGTATTGCCATGCGTGCCGTTCCAGGCCGAAGCGCTTCTTGCAATCGCTACGCGCGCATAGCTACCGCCTGTCAATTCAGTCCCCGCCGAAGCATCGGTACACGCCGTCGAATACAGCGCAACATAGTAATTTGTCGGTGTCGTCGCACTGTAAGAGGAGCCGCGTAAGATGTGATCGACAAAAGTGTTTTCAGCATAGTCACTCAGAGATCCCGCTAACGAAATAAGCGGAAATAGTAATAACAAGATGATTGTTGATAGTTTTTTAAAGTCGTTTTTCATGCGAATACCTTTTGATTGTAATTAGTCTGTCTTTTCGTTAATTGCTTTGATGATCCCGTTTGCAAATGCCCTGATTTCTTGCAGCAATCTAAGCCGCTTTTTGGGTTTTGGCGTGTATTCGCGCAATACATCCATAACGGCCACATTATTAATGTCGATAATCCCCGACATTGAGACAATCCATTGCCCTGTTAAATAGTCAAAAAACAGGCTGATCGCTTCATGGCAGTCATGCCAATATTCATAGTATTCAACCTGTTCATCCGATTCTGAAACGGGTATGTTGATTGTGACGCCTAATAATTCGGCATCTGCAAATAACGTTTCAGTCTCTTTTTCTGAGTTAGACGCCGGGTTTTTTTGATAAAAATACCCGGCTTCGCTTAGTTTTTTAGTTTAAGCTGTTTGTACAGCGCACTTTCTTTTTCGCCGGTTTGCACGACTAACAGTAATTGCCACATAATATTGACGATTGCCTGATCATCTAACACCGCATCGACTAATGCATCAGAGAACGGCGCGGGTGTGCCATCCTCATGTTTTACGCCCTCAATGTTTTTAATTTTGGAACGTAAAACCGAAACGATTTTGGCGTCCTCAATTTCATTGGACCATTGGTCAACCGGCGTTTTTTCAAGCTCAGCCTTAAACTCTAGCGTGCCGAGCAGTTGGTCGTTGTCGCCGTATTCAGGAACTTTTACCGTGACTACGCGAGAACTTTTACTTCCTTTTCTTAACGCAAAACTCATTGATATACCTACCTTTTTATTTAAAACAAATTCTTAATTCATCATTACCCGCTGCAGCGGACGGCGTCATGTTCAGCTTGCCGCTAAACATCGCCACGCCATCTGAATCGGAATAATTCGGCGTTGCAATCTGGACTTTCGGCGCGGTCAAGCCGACGATATTGCCTGCGGTTTGACCGTGCTTGATGCAAAACGCGCCGGTTGCAGAGTTCTTTGCCGATGTCCACCAGTCTTTCGTGGCTACACTAACGGCCTCAATGGTAAAGTCTGCGGCAATATTTCTGTCGGTAATCAATACCGATTCAGCGCCTACAAGCTGGCGATAGACAATCGAGTTGCCGATATCGACCATCAATTTTTCGAATACTGCGCCGGTATAACCTAATAGATTGATATCGGTGGTATTTGCGGTTGATACGGTAACCGGCGTCTGCCATCCGGTAAAATCGGCCGACGGTAACGCAACATCGGAAATCGTGCCCAATAAGCCAGTGAATTCCCATGACATCTTGGGAATCTGCTTAACTGATACGTCCAACTTGAAATTGCCTCTGGCACCCAGCAATACATGACGCGTGCCATCGATATTAAAATAGATCGTTACTGATGAATTCGAGGCAGTGCCGAATGCACTGTTAGGGGTATAGATGACGTTTGCACCTAAACTATACAGACTGGTTGCATCGGGTGTTGTTACCCAGTTGGTTGCAAGGGTGCATACTTTTGTCGAGCCGACATAACCAATGACTTCCCGGGTTTGACCAGAGCCAGTACCGCCGGTAATGGTGATCGACATCCCGGTATAAAAATCATCAACCGCCGATGCGGCTGCTGCCAGTTTGATGGTGCTGGTAGTTGAGCCGGTTTGCGCTGTGCCGGTAATCGCTGCCGCTGTGATAGTTTCGGAAAAGTTTGCCGCTTTTAATAACGACGAAAATTCTGGAGCGGTACCCGCCGCGCCTGATCCTGCCAGTTCGTGATCAAAGGTTAATTTGGCATAGTTTTCGACCCGGATTGATCCCGGATTACCGAAAAAAGGCCGGATAAAATCTCGCTTGACATCGCTTCCTTCCAGTGGCGATAACTGTAGATTGCTGCACAAAATCGCATCGGCAGCCGCCGGTGTCGAATCTGTACCATAGGTGCTTTCGAGTTTTGCTAAAATAACCCGCTTGCGCATTGATAACATAGGTAGTCCTCTGTGTGAGCAGGGTTGCCTATATGCTTGTGCGTCTTACGAGTTACAAGCTGCGCGCCGGTTGTTTAAATTAAAGTTCGTTTTGTTCTTTCAGCCATTTTTCCCAGGCTGATATCATGCCTTTAGCCAGCCGAATCAATGATTCGTGTAGCATTAGCGTCGATTTTTTCATCTTTGCGGTCCGTTTGTTTGGGGGCTTGTTTGCTAAGCCACTCTTGTTCAGTCATTCGCGTTCCCGTTTCTGGATCGGTATAAAACGTGCCCGACTCTCCTGCATATTTATCTAACATTGCCGTACCTATACAGTTCTAAAATAATACGAAGTGACATAGTGATCGATCCAATAGTAGATGCCGTTTTCCAGGGTCATCAATTTGCCACCGACATAATCGAAAGCATTGATGGATTCGCTCGGAATCCAGCCGGAAATCAGACTTCTAATACCGGCCCTGATCGCTTCGGCAGCATCGGAACTATCGCCTTGCTGCTCGCCTGCGTTATTGTTGACGATGATCGCAATGGCCAAGGTCTCCATCAGTTCCTGACTGTGCGCATTAATCAGGGTATTTTCTTTGGCTTTCAGTTCCTGGCACCACACAAATACTGCTGGCAAATCCTGCCCGCGAGCCGACCCTTCCAGCACTTCCGCCAAATTCGCCGCACCGCCGACCATCGCCAGGTTATAACCCAGGTCAGATAAGCTAATCCGATCTTTCACCAATTGGCGCAAGGTGCTCATAAGCGGCGTAACTCCAGATGCTCAAGACCGTTATTCGGTGTAGCTTTAACCATTTCGAACAGTACCGACCGGATCGTTAATTGATCGCCTTTTTTGAGCAATGCAGCATCATCCGGCAACAGATCGATGTAATAATCAGTGCGCAAAATCCCCATGTCCTCGGTCACCGCTTCAGTATAAATACCGTTAGCAGTGCTGTTGCCTTCAAACAAATGCAGCGTAATATTTTCGGCGAAGGTGCTCATAATCTCAGCATTCGCATTAGTCTCTAAATCAATCCACGCCATTGCTACTGCTCTCGAATTTAGCTAAAAAGCGATTGACCAAAACAGTCTGCGCTTCTGCAGCAACCTGGCTAGTGATCTCCTGTGTTCTGGGCAACGCGATATATTCTTTATAAATACGCTCGCGCAACCTGCCGACATATCGCCCTTTAGTCATACGGTACTTAACACGATCACGACGCGAAAAAACATTAGTGCGATACATAAAGCCGTTGGGGAAATGGTAGCTCCCGGCTAATAAGTACCCGATGCCTTGGTTAACTGGCCCGGCAAACTTGGCACGAATCCGCCGATAACCTATCCAGATTTTGCCATCTTCAATGCCATTCAAGCCCAGTGGATTACTTTTAAAAATACGATGACTTTTAAAAATACTGATCGGCAAATCGGTCGCCAAGGCCATGCGCTTATCCAACTCTTTATTCGCCCAGGTCGTCGTGGTCTTGATCGACGAACGCAACGCATTTTTAACTTTTGCGGGCGTTGCAACCAATAATGCCTGAGTAATGTCTTGATTTTCGATACTCAAATCAATATTCATGACGCATTATCGAATTTTCGTTGAATATAATTTTCGATCATAAAGATGCCGCGCGAACCCATATGTCCCGAAATCCCAACGAACGCGGCAGTCAATGTGCCCTCCAAGTCACTGGCTTCGCACAGATAAAATGTCATCACCCCGCAGAACCCGCTAATGACCAGCTCGCCTATAACTTCAACTAGGCTGTAACGCGCTATGGTTCCAGTATTGACTTTGCGTAAATAATTCACTACTCCACCCCAGATCGATAGGGCAAATACCCAAATATACGTGACCAGCGAGTAGCTAAATGGATCATTCTGCATGCAATAAAGGTTTGCTTTAGTACGGTAATGTGGGCTTATAAACCCATATTTAAAAAAACATGGGCGTATTGGGTTTAACTCGAAGCGTTAGCGCGACTCATTCAACAAAACACGAACAGTCGATGACGGATTGCCCGCTGCTACAATAGCCACGCCGATTTTGGTATTGCCCGCACTCGTCGAGGTCAACCGTTTGTTGGTGTTATCCCAGTAAACAAAATCGCCAACCGCAAAAATATCAGTGCTCAGCTTGTTAATGTCGAACACGCCGCACACCGCAAACTCACCGCTCGCAGCGTTCGCCAGGGTTTGCAAAGCAATGCCGAATAAGTTTCCGACCAATGCTCCGCCGCCTGAACTCACTGCATAAGGCGCAGTTAACGTAACGACATCCCCTGCTTGTATATAATTTTTAGCCATTTTTTAGCCTCGTGTGTAGTCGTTTCAATGGGGCCGTCTATAACGGCCACGCTTAATCAATCAATACTTATGCGCCGGGATTTTTGTATGCACCGCGCCAATCGACTGCCGCAACGCCATAATCAAGGCGCACTTTATAGCGGGTACCGTCAACATCGAAACCGACTTCTTGATCCAAGAATGGGTTTTCATCACCGTTCAAAAACGCGACTTCGAATGATGGGGCCATATTCGGATCAGTTAGCAAATACCACTCGGTACCGGTAATACGTGCGGTCGTGACGATATCGGTTAACATTCCTTGCACGCCATTAGGCGCTTGCAATTTATTTGAAGTATCCGGGTCGTAATTCGCTGAGTTTAAGTTGCTGGCAGTCATACGACGAGCCAAGCCGCCCAGGAATATTGCAGGCGACAGGTCCAGGACATCATTGCCGGAAATGTCTTTTTGCGAGCCGATGGCGACACGACCGGCATCGAAAGTTGCAACCGACGGCGCCGCGCCGGTACCGGCTAAGTTGCCGTGTGACGCATGAAATAGCGCAATGCCATCAGTCATCGTAGGATTGCTGGCAATTAACGCCATCAGATCGACATCGATGGTGCGGCCGGCAGACCATCCTAAATCGTTCGCCAAGCCGATAAACGCACCCAGGTCATCATTGATGATCATTTGTCGAGTCAGATTGATGATATTGCCTTTGGTGCCAATCGTTACGCTGGATTTTTCGCCGTCTGGAATAAAGGTGTTTTTAAATTCACCAGCCTCATTGATCGGCTGTAAATTGCCAAACGATCCGGTTCGATAACGCGGATTTGCTCTGAAATCCGGCACACTGCCTTTACGTGCAATACGCTGCCAAATCAACTGCGATTTTGCATAGGCGCCAAGCAGTGTTTTGTTCATGGCATTTTCAAGCAGAATCGGAAAATCGGAGGTTGTTTGCGTGAAAGCTCGGCCCACCATTTGACGTTCGTCCATCCCTTCATATTTCACACCAGAGCGTGATAGACAGGTTTTGGCGATTTCCGTTAAACGCATTCCGCGCAATGAGTTAGCCCCATCGTGCGGCTCGAATCCTGCCCGTGCGCATAATGCTTTGACGCCTTGCTCGATAAATTTATCGCGCTCATCGACTGTTACACTGGCATCAGTACGCACCGTTTCAGCATCGGCTTGTTTTGACCAGATTTCGAGAATTTTTTCTTTAGCGTCTGCATAGCTTATGCCGCGCTTGATAAACTCATCGACCATTTCGGGCTTGATACGATCACCCGCAAAGCGCGCAAAATCACGAATATCGGTTTGGCGTTTACGTTCCGCTTTCGCAGCTTCCGCGCGGACTGCATCTAAATCCGGTTTTACGACGTCAACGCCATTGTCGATGCGCTGTTCTGTTTGTGTTTCAGCATCGTTTTCCATGCTTTTTTCCTCTGATGTTAATAGTATCGAGACAGCGTTCTTTGATGAGTCGCTGCGTATTTGTGCTGACGCATCCGCTGGGATGGTCACTAATGAAATTTCCATCGGTTCCCAGTCGATTGCGCGCAACACTCTCAAGTTATCGACTTTATCTTTTTGCTCTTCAAGTTTATAAACACGATAACCGATGCTGATATTGCGCAAAATCCCGCTTTTTACTTCTGAAAATATCTCATCGGCTGCCGGTTTATCGCTAAACCGGACCGTTGCGCGACCTTCGCCGTTGACAATCCACGCTCTTTCCACGACTCCAATCACTCTGCGAATGGTGTACGCATCATGATCAGCTAATAAAGGCGCGCCATTGTTCAAGCGCTCTAAACGTACATGCGCCTGATCCAGACTTAATTCTTCAATCCAGGTATCATCTGTCCACCAGTCAGTTCGACGCACTTGACTGCCGGTTGACCAAGTCACCTCGGCAGTGCGTTTTTCAGCATCGACTGTGCTTGCTACAAATGCAGCGCGCGTAAAGTTTTTATCAATTTGTTGTTTTTGGAGTGCTGTCATTGCTTTGAGTCTCTTGAGTGGGTTGCGCTGCGCCGTTAGCGGGTCTACGCGCATCACTATCCAGCGCAATACCTAACGCATCGAGTTTTTGATTAAATTCGGCTATTTCCGCGAGCTGCTGATCAGGATCGTATCCTTGTTCGCGCATAGCCTCTGGTATTGTCATCAATCCGGATCGGACAGCCTCTTTAATGGCAGGTATTTCGCGTGCAGGATCGACCATGATGCGTGCTGGCGGGGTCCAGTCAGCTTTCAAATCTTTTAAATCAGCCGATTGACTAAACCAAACAGCGACCCGCGCGCAAAAACGCGGAATAAACAGTTGCCAGCGCCATGAATCGACTGAACGGCCGAATTCCTGCCAACCCATGCGCGCGGATGAAAAATTAACCTGGGATAAATCGCCGGTTAAGGATTCATAGGTAATATTGAGCCCAGCAGCAATGGCGCGTAAAACCGCAAGCGTGTAAGGACCAAAATCATCGGCTTTCGGCGGCGTAGAGCATTGCATATCCATTCCGGGACGCATAAGATACATGGCGCCGGATGTCAGTTCATCCATGGTGCTGAACTCTTCTTGAATGTCGTCTGGATTTTCGGTTTTGATGAATGCGGCGAATAAATTGGCTATTTTTTGCCGGTTTAAATAGGCATCTTCGTAAATGGAAAGCTCGCGTAATCCTATGATGATGGGAGCCAGCCAGCTTGCGCCGATTTCCTGATTGGGCCGGTCTTGTCTAAACACATGGATGACTTCCTCAGCCGAAACACGACTGTAGCCAAAATTGTTCTGCAAATTAAAAACTTGACCACCCGGATGCACTCGATACAAATAATAAGCAACTCGTCGACCGACGGCGTCATACTCAATACCATTTTGAACGACATTGCCATTCCGTAATGCGCCGTCATTATGTTTGCAGAGAAAGTCTGCTTCCAGTACCTGTAACTGCATAGGCACGGCAAGGCCATCCGATGGCAAACGGGGGCGCATGCGCACAAAACATTCCCCTGATTCGACCACCGCGCGCATAACCAGTTGTTGGATACCCGAAAAATCGGTCAGCCCAGCCGCATCACACTGGGTAGTGTTTGCCCACTGTTTCCAGAGTTTATTTGCGTGCTCCACAGTCGCTGGATTTTCCGCGCTAAATTTAGGAACGATGCCGCTGCCGATGATGTTATTAACAATGACCGAAACAGCTTTTGCTGCCCAGGGATTGTTCCTGACCAGGTCGCGCGCACGATTGCGCAAGATGACAGGATCATTGATGGCTGCATTGGCGTCTGTGGCGGGTGCAATCCAGTTTTTAGTACGTGTGCCTTTGCTGGTCGCCTCATAGCGTCGCTTCACAATGGGATGCGCGGCATTTTTGGCATTATCCGTAACGATTGCGCCGAAACTGCGTTTAGCTAAAGCAAGCATTTTGGCCAGTGCGATCATAATCCTTTCCCGGTCGCAAAAGTGACGATCCGCCCACGCGAGCTATCAACCGATGCAACGCCTAATTCCGCGCGGATTGCATCGCGCAAATCACGCATGTCTTTGAGCGAATGGTAGGTAATGATGCGATCGTTAAAACGCACCTGTTGCGTACCGGACGCAATCGCTTTTTCTAAAATGTTGAGTTGATCTACTGTGTAAGCCATGGTGTATAGCATGGCAAAGATGAATGGACAAAATAAGTAAAAAATGTCCGTTTTTGATATTTTTTTTCAAAATGTGGATGTGGTTTGATGGGCTGGGTTACTCTAGCGATAACCCAGCCTACGAGCTCTAAGCAAAGATATTGCTCATCCAGAATGCATGATTCAATTAACTCTGAATCGCTTTTAGGCGCCGTCCGGCGGTTTCGATGAGGACGGGCAGGTGTTGCGCCGGGATATAGTCCATCACCATTTTAGCGATGGATACCGACTCTTTTTTCATGGCCAGGTATTCGCCGCTGCTGTTGAGTTCCCGAACTGCTTGGTCGAAGGTCATGACCATTTGGTTATCATTGAGTGGCCAGAGTGTCAGCATTTCATCGCGCTGCTGAGTGATCAGGAAGCGTTTGGCGCGGTTGTCGACCAGCGGCGGCAGGTTCAGGGTAATGCTGAGATTAGATGCCGGCATGAGTTCGCCTTCTTTAGCTGATAGCGGTAAGGCTTTAGTGACTTCAGATTTAATCAGCAAATCTAACTCTTCTTTGGTATAGGTCAAATACTGATCGGCTTCAATCGGTAATCTGGCAATAAAATTAACGATATTGGTAAACTGCTCGTCTGGTATGTTTTTGTAGCCATGCTTGACGCCTTTCAAATCGTACTTAGTCAAGATTGCACTTCTGATTGACGTGGCGATTGATCCTTGCTTTTCTTTCGGTAGTCTTGCCAGGATGTCGGCAATCATATCGTTAAGTAAATCTTGCGACTCTAGTGATACGCCACCGGGTAGTGCGAATTTTGCTCTTGGGGCCGTGGGGTTGGTAACGGCGGGTTGAGTATATTGACCGGTCTTGCGGATTGATGGTAATACATCATCACACACCCATATTTCAAAAGGTTCTGCTTCGGGTTTTCTGGATTTGATGGTTAATCGGTAGAGATTACCTTCGTCAATGAATAAAGCCTCAACTTGTTGCGTAGCTTCATCACCTTCTTTTGTTGTTCCAGTTGTGACCCCTATGTAACGTTTCGTTACACCCCCCTCTCGACAATGATCTGAAATTGCTTTACTAGTGTTTTTATATCCAAGCACCTGACAAACATCATTAGCTAAAAACCAAGGATTACCTTGATCGTCGGTAAGGACGCGGATAGCGTGGGATTGAAATTGGAATGGTGTTGGCGCATTGTTTGTTAATGTGCTAGTATTCATATTGTTACCTTTTGTGAAGAGTAATATTTAAAAATAAAGCCTTGGGTGTTGACGCACTCAGGGCTTTTTCGTTTAAGCATTTAATTCTGTCTCTATCAATGCTTTTTCCAAAATAGTCAACAACTCAGCAGTTGTTGATCTATTGTTCTTTTTTGCAGAATTATCCAAAAGAACCCTCAGTGATTCAGGCATTCTTACATTGAATGCTTTAAAACTTCTTGATGATCTAGCCATAATTATTCCTAAGTGTTAGTATTAAATAGAACCGTTCTACTGTTGTATATCGGTAATACTATAGTATCACCAATATACCCTACTTCCAAAATATTTTTTTTATGGCAAGAAATGATCCTCAATTTAACTTAAGAATTTCTCAAGAATTAAAGAATAGGCTTGATATTGAAGCTAGAAAATCAGGTCGATCAATCACACAAGAAATCATTAAAAGGATTGAGCGTTCGCTTGATGAAGATGAACAGCTATCACGATGGGATGATGTACCGTTACCCAGTGATAGCGAATATTTAAAACCTGTCGACGATAACATTGCGCGTTTAAAAAGTCTGGAACTGGCTATTTACTCTTTAAATGCAGCCTTTGCTGAGTTAACTAAAAAATAAGAGAAAATATGCTTATTCGTGAAGCTATCCTTATTGTTATTGTTATTGTTTTATATATATTTTTAAAAATTTTAAAGAAGAAGTCCAAAAAACGCGACAATACCCAAATTGCGGCCATTCCCATCAAGCCTAAACAGGCTAAAGGCTTTTATACTTCCCCAGCTCCTGTCCAAGCTACTCCTACTGCTCCAAATCCGCCCCCTCATGTTGTACCTGAATCCGAGAATCATTACGTTATTGATGAATATTCCAATTATTCATCAAAAGAACGCTTACAAATCACTTATCGTTCTACAAACGGCGAAATTACTCAACGTGTTGTACGTCCACGCGCGTATTACGATGATGATGGTTATAAATTTATGAAAGCCTTTTGTGAATTGCGCCAAGCAGAACGCACTTTTCTGTTTTCAAGGATTCAACCGCCGGTTATTAATATTTCGACAGGTGAAATTATTGATTTAGCAGCTATCGATTGCAAAAAAATCCTTATCGGACCTAGAGGCGGCAAATATACTATTGATGCTAACGGCAAAAAACGTGCGTATCGATAAGTAGAGCTGATTGCCAGGTTATGCTGTCGCTAACCCGGCCTGATTCCTACTTTAGATCATCCAAACCTCCCGTCTTTTTCTGATCGCGCGTTTTTTGGCGCGATAGCTGCATTGGAAATGCACCAGGCGCTCGACGGATTGTTGGTATTTCGGATAGGTCCAGAGGTTGATCGGTGGGAATTTTAGGCTGGCCAGTGCATGGTTATTAACTCTCTAAAATACGGCGGATAGTGCGCTCATGCAATTTATAGCGTGTTGCAAGTTGCTTGGTGTTAGCGCCTTCACGTTTGAGCGCCTTTATTTCCAGATTGCGCTTTTCATAGTCGTTATGGGGTAAGTACAATTGACAGCCGCCTAGTTTTTTTATCAAATGATGCACGATGGTGGCGGATAAAGTTTTATCCCCGGTGACTTCCATTACGACGTCTTGCATTTCTTCAATGATTCCGGTCATAGTAGACTTGAGTTTTGTTTGGGTTTTTTGAGGGTAGTTTCAGACTTAGCACGTATTAGACGCGCGCTTTCGATAGTTATGACGTTACTATTGGATTCTAATGGAGCTGCCCAAGCAGGCGGATTTTCCCATCGGAAATTTTCGTTATTGATATTGAGATAATGACATAACGCCAAGATATAGACGCATAAATCGAGGGCTTCATTACGTTCGCGTATTTTTTCCCATTTCCCGTTATCCTGGCGTATTTCTGCGCGTAATTCATCATAAAAATAGTCGTCAAGCCAGTCAGGAAGGTGTAAGTAGAGCCCTTTTGGATATTCGCGTTTGAGCATCGAATCGACTTTGTCTTTTAAGCTATTGGTATTCAGGATGTAGAGCGGAATACTTTTGATCGACTGACCATTTTTATCTTTAGCAAAGGAACGCACCACCGGCGATTTATCATCATTTGAACCGCCCTTCAGGAGCATGACTTTGTGAGACACGCCTAATTTGATCATTCGTCGATAAAATGAGTAGGCATATTCAGTGGTATTGCCATTTCCACCAGTATCAATAGCCGTCATATGCACGAGCATTTTGCGGCCATCGTAGGTTTTATAACTGGCATAGATAACCCTATCTAGCAATAAATCCCAATCTTCTTTGTATACGCCAGGCTCAACGCGACGTTTTTGGCCTTCATTTTCAGTCCAGGCGATTTCAAAGCGATCGATAACGGTTTGTTCGAGTAATTCTGCAACAGCATGGACTTGAACGACAAAGCGGGCATTTTTACCATTTTGAATGTCAACCGATGCCAAGATCAGGCGAGTATTATCCGGTACAAAGTAGCGATCAAGCGGTTCTGATCGGGCTGATAAGTCTTCACCGTCTTGTAAATCTGCTAAATGTCGCGGCAAGTAAGGCGCGCCAAAGTTAACGTTGACGATGGTTTTTAGGTTTTCTTCAGATCCGGTAATATCGTATTCTCGATAGGCCTTTAGATAGCGTTCCACCAGATTGGCTGGATCAGAATAAGCCGCCAAAATTCCAGGAAACCAAAAGGAGGCAATACGACCACCAATACTTTTACCCGTAATTTCACCCTTTTCAATCTTGCAACCTTGTGGAATCCATTTTCCAGAGACTATAAGTTGTTTTTTATAGTGCGTATCGATTAAACAGCCGTTTTTTGTGCAGATAAATTTAACTTTTTGCTCTGCTTGAACAATGGTTGCGCCAAATAAGTCGCGCTCATGATTAAAACTCAATCCACGCTGATCCGGATTAGGCATGAAATATTCACCACACTCAGGACACTGCACATAAAAGCGACGCATATCGCCCATATTGAATAGTGATAGCGCTCCACCGCAGGGAGGCGCTTCATGGGATTGATTAGTTTTTGTTTTTGAATCAGTAATTTCAAATCCTGGCGAAGTTTCTACTAAGGTCATGCCTCGGCTAAGGAATTTCGCGGTGCGTTGCTGCGCTAATGAAAATGGTGAACCTTCGCCGTCTACATTTTGCGTCATTCGATCATAATCGGTTATCAATACGTATTTGAGCGGCTTTCCGGATATTTCATTGATGGAGGGCCATCTTTGGAAAAGAATAGCGCCGGATTTAAACATTTTGTCATAGGTCGTATCAGATTTTTTACCCGGTACTAGTTCTTTTTGTAGTTCCGGGCTATCTCTAAAAGCACGTTTAATGACTTGTGAATCAAAGTCTCGAGCAGTGCCTTTGGTCGTTTGAATGATCATAAAATCAGCAGGATCACATTTGATTACATAAGCCATGAAGTTGGTTATTAATCCTTGGGTTTTACCTGATTGCGCCGGACCGACAAAGATAACAGCATCATAATTTCGACTTGTAAGGCAGTTCATAGGCTCTATCATGTAAGGCGTTAAGTTATCATCCCACGCCGATACACCACCACTGGCAGTTCTAACTTTGACATATCGCTTTGCAGCATCGGAAACAGTAATTCGCTCAGGCGGCCTTACCATTTTGGCAATATCTTTGCGTATTGAGATAGCAGAATGGATCATTCAAGTGTCTCTATTAGTTCAGCCCATTGTTCACGTAAAACATCTATTTTTTGCTCTATGCTGATAATGATTTCAGTTTCAATGTTGTAATCACGCTCCAAAATATCAGGCAAGGTTTCTAAAACTTGTAATCCGGATTTTGCGATTACGGCCATTTGTTCTCTGGATTCATCGGCATAAATAGCTATTCCTGATTCTCGCTCAAATTTAATTCGATCATTTTCGGAACGAAACCAATCTGATCGCTCTTTGGGGGACATCCTATCAGGATCATTAGCAGCCCCACCCTGACTTATAACAGGTGCCAGTATCGCTTTTGCAGCCTGGCCAACACTGTAAACAGGGAATCCTCGACGTTCACCAGTTGGATTGATATTAGCGTCTCTCAATCTTTTCTGTACTGTTTCTCTTGCTATACCAAACTCGCGTGCAAGCTGATTTAATGACCAACTAAACCATTCGTTTTGCGATATTATTTCGGCTGCCATATCTATAATAGAAAAACATTAAAACAAAATATAATTCATATACTTATATTAATTAATAAAGTATCAGTTGAGACCATAAGCAATCAAAAACTCAAAAAAAACGGGGTTCGAATTACC